AGCAAAAGTGAAAAGAACTACTCTTGCAGTATCAAGAATTCCAGCAGTAGAACCATTTAAAAGCAAGTTCCCTGCCCCTGCAGGAGTTTGGGAAAGGGAAATATTGTTGGCGGAAGCCGTAGCCAACGCCTTGGTAAGTCTAACCGGACGCATTGACTACGGCTCCTTTTACTAGGTATCACGATCCGGCTTGATGAAGCCCGAAGCTCCAAGCACGCCGGTCAGATAGTTCTCAAAGAATGACAGACCAGTAGATGCAGTAGCGATTGTATTAGTTGAAGTATCTTTGGTCTGCATGTAGTTATTGTAGACAAACCCGTTGGATGTAGTGCTACCACCACTGATCAAAGCAACAGTGGAAGTAGTGGCCAAGCGAGTAGTCCTATTGTAGGCACAGATGAGGTTAGTCAAAGCACCAGTCGTTGCGATGATAAGACTGGCAAGATCAGTCGTTGCGACTTGATTAACAGTGTTACTCATAACTGTCATCTTGTCAACAGCGGCGGCAGTCAGGATAAAGGTACTTACACTAGTCGTACCAAGTCCATTCCACCTATTGTTGATAACAGTAAGACCATCGATAGTGTTGGCAGCACCAGTAGACTTGATAATATTAAGGAAATCAAGACTGGCACCAGCATCACTAAACAAGCAGTTTGTCAATGTGAAGTTAGCGGCAGTTGTTAGTGTGAAACAAGCTGCGATGGACAAGAAGTTTCCAACAAAAACGCAGTTGTTCACAGTCACATTTGCTGCTGACACATTGATTGTGACAGTATTTCCGGTATCAATGGTAAAGGTGGGGCGATAAGCCCCATATCCCAAACCAGTGATAGTAACCCCGGCTTTATCCAGTTTTACAGTAGTAGCCGAGGACAATGTTTCAGTATGACCAGGGAGTACAACGATAACATCATTGTTCGTTGTAGTACATTTAGAATGCGCTCCTGTAGTACCCCACACCTTAGCCAAGGGGGCACCCAGACTCAATCCATCATTAGCGGCAGCACCAGTAACTGACGAAACAAAGTAAGTGTTGCCAGTGGTAATGGGAAGACTATTCCCCATTCCCTGAGTTGGTACTCCACCCACAGTTAGCGAGGTGAGAGCAGTTGCGGGACCAAAAGGCCCAGCAGAGCCGGTGAGATCAGGCATTTGCTGCTCTCCTTATGCCGGGAACGAGCCGTAGATGCTGCGGGGGTTGTAATAGCCGAAGCTGTAACGTTCCGTAGCAGCCACCAGCAAGTTCTGGGTGGGGAAATCAACCTGCATGTCAGTATCAAACTTACGGCGCTCCAAGTAGAGAAGCCCCTTCTTGTCCGTCTTGACAAACCAGTTGTTGGAGTCAGTGAGGAAGTCCATAACCTGGAATCCCTCGGCATAATCATTGCCCCACTTCAGGGCATTGACATCGTTGTTGGATGTACCGGGCCGCAGTTCAGTCATAAGTAGCCGGGTGGCCACATACTTGAGCTGAGGGGGAACAACCAAGAGTCGGCCACGAGCCATGATACGCAGGCCCGCCTGATCCGGGAAGTAACGGATTGCGATTTGTGCATTTTCAAGGCCAGCTTCACTCAGTGCAACGTCAACAGTTGGGCGGTTAGCCCAAGCGTTGCCATCGATTGGATGGTCAGTAGCACAAAGCGCCTTGCCATCACCAACGATGGTAGTATCGAAGGTAGTAGCATTGTTGAGGATATTCGCCCCAACGATTTCCTTAGTCTGAGCAGCCGAATCCATAAGGCCAAGGTTACTTGGATCAAACTGATCCTTGTACAAGTTATCCTCGATAGCCTTACGAGTAATCGCGTAACCCAGTGCCCATTCAATGTGCTCTTGGTTATACACGTAGCGATCACCGGCAGCATTGTCAAAGGTGATAGAACCACCTTCGGTCTTCTGCTCAAACAGGCCAAGGAAACGCATTTCACTGGTGCGCTCAAGGGCCATATTCGAGGTTCCACGTTCAAAAACGCGGTCCCACTGGGTGGGGATTTGCTGGTAGCGTCCCTCGATACCACGGAGGCCTGGGAAAAGCTCCTGCTTGATCTGTGCAAGGTTAATAGGCATGATCGTTGCTCCCCTACACGCCGAGGATCAGAGTGTAGGCTTGGCTGTTCAGAACAACCTGAGCAATATTGCCTACAAGGGTGTTGTCGATATCTGGTTTCGTCGCAATACCCACGATCTTCAGTGGGAAAGTATTGGTCGAATCCATCGTGGTACCATCAAGGGTCCATTTGCTCTGACCAGTGACAGTATCACCAGTAGTCGCAGTCATTGAAGCATTGGCACCAATGTCAGCAATCGTTGCTGGGGCTACACTGGTACGTACTTCACAGACTACTTTAGGATCATTCATCACCAAGGCTTTAACCTTGAGTGTTGAATCGATAAGGGAGACACCGGGCCAACGGGGCGACCAGATAGTGCGGCCCACCGCTGCCGAGAAGTAACTGCACCCCATGAAAACACCAAGGGAAAGTGCAGCACTTGACCAGATATCAATGTAACCAGTATTTAGGGGAATTACCAGATCACCCGTACACATCGCGTTCGTATTGTTATACGCGATCTGGTACTCGGTCAATGCAAAGTTCAGGGCCGCGCCGTCTACCCGACGAGCAGGCCTGAGACCGAATCCCACTGAGGGATTTGCCATCTCTAGCTCCACTACGCTCGATTAGGTGGGCCACGACGCGGGCTTTCCTTCTCAGGTTTGAAAGATGACCTTGGTACGCCCAAGGTCAGGTTCAGTTTAGTTACTCAGCATCCTCCGGTATGGAGAGATCGCGAGTTCGGTTAAATGTAGCATTCCTTTGCCGGTTCACACCAGCTAAAGTTCCTTCAGGTGCCATTTTATTTCTAGCCATCTGCTGAAGTACTTGATTATCAGCCTTTTGCTTGGAAACTGCCCTTACATAATCATCTATTTCCTTGGGCCGTTCCATAAGAATCATGCCGTCACGGATAATGCACTGGTCCCAAGTATGGCTTTCCTTACCAAGCTTCCCATTCTTCTGACCATCGATAAGTGCAGAATCAGAACCGTAGTCCGGATGGCGAGTAAGCGGTACAGGCACCCACCTGTTCATGGCGAGATTAGCCTGATGCCGGGAGTCGACCTTGCCGAGATAGGTGAGCCGTTCCCACTGATACTTCATACCATCAGGTATATCTTCCAATGGAATATTGAAACGATCCCCGGTTTCTTCATGCAATATAAAGCCTGCCGGGGCCTGCAACCCACGCTGCGAAGACCTTTGCTCATCCATACGCTGTGGTTGCCGTGCCATTAAAGCCGCCCCTCTTTCTGTAATTCAACCTTGTTTACTGCATACTCTTTGTATGCTTCTTCAACCTTCAGATGTGGAAACGAAGCACGGGCAGCTTCCTGTTCGCCAAGGGTAAGGGATACGCGACCATTGCCCCGGTTCCCATTAGCTGGCGAACTAGCACGGCTGGGCGGCAAGGCATAATTGGTCTGCCGCTGCGCTTCAGCAGCACGGTTTTCAGCTATACGTGGGGGTGGTTCACTACGGGTGACGCGAACGCCACTATCCTCAGGTGCGCGTTGCAAGTCAATCTCCAATGTACCAGAAGCTTGGGAATACGGGGAAAGATTAGATTCAGTCTCAGCCTTACGCCCCTGGAGTCCACCCTCGAGAAATTCGAAGTAAGCCGGTGTATCAGGTGTAAGGCCCCGTGCCTCAGCTACATAGTGATCGGCTATGACAAGCTTAAGAGCCTTGGTACCATCGGGTGAATTCTTCAGTATTTCAGGATGCTGACGCAACCACTCTTGAGTAGTCGCTGAATAACCTGAAATATCGATTTGTCCATCGGGAGGACGTTGCTGCTGGGGTGGCTGACGCTTGGCTTGCTCTTCTTGCTCAACCGCTTTCTGCGCTTCGCGCTGTTTCCAATTCTGGAAATTACGGTTCTGGGTCTCGGCTTGCTCAAGGTGCATGTCAGCACGAGTAAGCTGCCGCTGGGCTTTTGCTATAAGGCTGGCATCGTTAGCCGCCAAAGCTTCAGCCAATTGGCGTTCAGCAGAATCACCTTCAGCCGCCGCCGCCGCGATTGCATTCGTAAATGATATTTCATCAGCCTGCACCCGACGGTTAATCTCGGACATATGCCGGGAGGCGATTTCGTCCCGTTGCTTCTGAAGTTCTAGGGCAGCTTGGGTAGCCTGCGCCTGACCTGCTTCCGCAGTTTCAGCCCGCTTACGGAGGGCTGTAAGATCTTCTACAGATACTGAGTCTTCTCTAGCTAACTGTTCAGTATCAGCCATTACGCTGGCTCCTTAATTACTTCTCTCAAGTATTCGAGTTGTTTCTTCTCAACGTGAGCATTGGGTCTGGCACGGCAGACCCTTTCCAATTCAGGAATCCATTCATTAGCGGCTGATATAAGGGCTGGGTCGCCAGTAACAGTGGACTGCGCTCGTCGGAAAACGTCATCCTTATTACCGATACCCAGTACATCAGCTCGGTACATCGAACCAAGCAACTTCTTGAGTCGCTCCCAGTCATTAAACTTTTTAAGTTCTGGTGTCACTAAAATACTACATCAGGGCGGTTAAGTATCATTCTAATGCCGCGTTCATTTACTATGCGGCAGTGCTGTTCGCCTATGATCAGGGGCCAGCCGTCCGATGCGCGAAATAATACCCAACTTCCAATATCTGGCTTGACTGGCCACACAATGGGGGGAGTATGCCCCTTATCGTCGGCAAATGCAAGTGGTCCCATCTTTATAATGAGACCGGCCTTACCTTGGTATATATCCTCACCCCGCATTTTATCGGTGAGAAATATTCCACCATCCGTTTTCTCTGGCCGTTGATACAACGCTACCAGTATATCCCCAAGCTGTACCAATTCCCCGAGATCCGGGAGATATGGGTTAACCTTGGCCCAGATATCTGAAGCAAGTGATTTACTTGATATAGCAGATTTAATAGCTCGCATCGGTGCCCTTTATTTCATTTGTCTTTCCCGGAGACTGGGTCATTTGAATTACTTCACGGAATGCCTGTATCCTCGCCACTAATCGTTTATATTCAGTCCAATCAACTGGATTACCAATCACTATAGTCCGGGCTGTAGCCTCGATTTCAGCTTCGATCTTGACAAGGAGTTCTGATACTGTCACTTATGGCTCGCGGCTACTGCGGACTTACGGAGACGACCAAGACCACCTTCAGCACCACCTGATTGATTGGTTAGCTGAGGATAGGATACACTGCCACCCCCAGCCTTCTTCGCAGGGTTGGATTCAATCTTATGGACTGGATGGATTTTATCGCCATTGGTCTTGCTGCGGGCAGTGGATTCACCACCCTTGTCGTCAGCGTCAGGTTCTCCAGTTCCTTTAGCCTTTCCTACACGACCACCTCGGCGCATGGCTATAGGTCCAGGCCCACCCGCCCCGCCCATAGGCATGGGGCCTGCACCCATTGGGCCAGCCCCCATTGGGCCTGCACCGGGCGGCATGGGCGGCGGCATGGGCGGCGTGGCAGCTTGCGCCAAAGCCGCCGCCAATGCTGGGTCTGGAGGCCCACCAGGACCACCGGGCGGTTTCGGTGCAGCGTTGATGGAGATATGGATGTTGGTACCCTTATCGTCCTTTACCGCTCCACCATCCTTGTACCCAAGATACTTTCGTGCCTTGGCAGTCTCTTCTTCACCGCGCTTAGTCTTGATGGGATATGCCATAATTACCTCGCTTGAAACCACTCTGGGTTTTCAGTATTATCGGTTACATTAAATACATCATAGGGAGTAGTGAATCCATCCTTACCCGGAATAACGTAGAGATTAACCGAACCATCATTTACTTGGGTTACTATCGCAGCGTATGGTCCTTCATCTCCATGGTACTGGTGGTTCACGTTCTTGGTGTAATATTCCACCGTATCACCGACCTTGGCAAGCACCACCGGCTTATGTGCCTTCTTTGGTTCTGGTACTGTTTCATGCTTTACAGGAGCATGGGTAGCAAGGGCAGCTTTCATCGTCGTATTCCTTTAGTTATAATCTACGCCGCTGGCGTATTTGCCACAACCGCATCAGCAAGCTTCTGGCTCTCCGTGCCGAGAGAATCACTAAGAGCCTTGAGTGCTGCAGGGTCACCCGCCGCAATGGCAGCATCCAACTTGGCCTTGAGTCCATTGAGAAGGACAATGGCGCTTTCGTCCACTTCGGTTTCGCGGGCCACTGCAGTCTTGAGATCGTCGAGCTCAGCCATGATTTTAGTTCCCTGTTGTTGGATGGTTAATAGATGTGAATGTAGATCGTCTACTTTCTTCTCGATACGGTCTAGCCTTTTTGTGATAAACTCGTACATTAGCTAGACTTGTCTTCCTTAGTGGATAATGCTTTCTCTTGACCTTCTACTTCGATACCTTTGATTAAGAGTTGAGTGTGATCGGACATGGCAGCTATACGTTCTCGACTGTCGCGATCTTTATCAGCATTTGTCATATCTATCTGGGACTGACGTTCAGCTTGCTGTTGCTGTGCTGATGCTTGGGCATGAGATAGTTGAACATCACCCAAAGTTTTCGACTGAGACTGTGCCGCCGCCGCTTGGGTAGACTGTATCTTTGTCTGTGCATCAGCCTGCGCAATCTTAGATTTGATATCCGCATCATGTTGGGCCTGCCATTCCTTGAGCATCTGTGCTCGTTGGTCAAGCTTAAGGTGTGCAGCTTTATCGGCCGCATCGATATTATTCTTCTGCTTCATAATGTCGGCCTGCATTGCTGCAATGGCCATAGTCGGATCATTTGGTTGCATGGGTGGAAGTATCGGCATCAGTATCTCATCCTGAGCCGGAACCTTAGCGATATCCAGTATTCGCTTCTGGACTTCCCTTTGGTTATATAGTGTCGGATGGTTACTTGCCAAGGTCTCCAAAACCGTAGCTTGCATCACCCTATGAACACGAGCAGGCGTATTAGGATCAGAAGCAGGGATAAGCGAAGCAGAGCCAAGTTGTGCCGCAGTATAAGGTTGAGTTTCATCACCCTGCTTGAGTAGAACCATCCCCCGGTCGCCATTCTCCACCAGCAATTCGCGGATAGCACACAGTTCTTCCTTCTGGGCATTGTGTAGCCGACGGTGGAGAGCAATATCTATCTGGGCTTGCTGGTCAATACTGGCCATGATAGTGCCGACCGGAACATTGGTTAGCCCTGACCCAGTAGGTACTTCAATTTGACCAGTTGTTTTCTCAGCTTGATCTTCCATGTGCTGGAGTAGCTGAAGTACTTCCATCGCCGGTCCCTTGAACGGCATGGGCATGATTGCATTGTTGATCGGGAGGCCGCTCGTATCTATTTCTGGAAACTCACCTGGACCCGGACGGATCTCATTGGTCTCCATCCGCATACCCTTTACCCGCACACCACCGGGCCAGATGGAGTAAATGCCTGCATCTACCAGGACGCGGAGCAAGGCCGTGGAGGCTAATGTATGATTCCCAAGTAGGTTAAGATAACCCAAATCAAGATAACCAATCCCAGGAACAAGACCCCACTTGAAAAAGCGGCGACGAGCAAGACGTTGAGAATCATCTTCACGCCAGTTGCGGCGGATTTCGTATACTTGTCGGCTGTCACGGTCGACCGTGACCCGGTAAGGTAGGGCAATACCTTCCGACTGGTCCTTCTCTCTGTATTCATCGGAGAAACGTCCAAGGTCAAGTAGAGTGTAGCATTCGTATAATGTATGCTGTTGATCTTCCGGTAGGCTAGGTATAGCCTGCACACCTATAGCACTGGCCATCGCCGTCTGAGTAGACGATGGGTTAGCCGTGGGGCGCATGACCGGCACATCAGCGAAGTAACCCTTGTCCTGCAACTGGAGTATTTGTTGCTCAGACATGTTGACACGATGTGTTACCCGCGCGGCGTTAGGTATATCGGTGGTATCATTCGAAATAATGAGATCCGGGAGGTACACGCACTCGGAAACAGCCCTGTCCCGGATGGGACACCAGTATACTTTCTTAAATATAGTCCCGCCATAGCCGAGGTAGAAGAGACCACGGTCGGTATCGGGATAGTATTCACTGGCGATAACCTTGAGGTAGTGGTTGAGGTCGCGCTCAAGTGCTTCGGCGATCTTGGGATCGAGTGGTCCATCTGACTCCACCTTGCATGGTCCAGCAACCGGGAGCATCTCGCCCGCCGCGCCTGCCTGAAACTTGACTACGGCCCACATCAGCATCGGGTGGCGCACACGGCTGGTCTTACTGTCCATGCTTCCCTTCTCAAGGAGAATAGACAGTAACTTCAAGCCATCGTTATAGTTGTCCACCCAGCTTTGGCGACTGGCCAAGTCAGCATCAACACCCCGGATAAGGTCAGCGGAGATAACGGAAAGTGCGCCACCATCGAGATAGTCTTCGGCTAGGTTAGCATCGAAGCTATTATCTACGGGTTTGCTTGGACTAGGGCGGCGAGTACTGATATCAACGACTACACTGCCATCGGCCTGTTGTTCAATGTTGATGTCAGTTGCTGATTTGGCCATTACATTACTTCATATATCGATTCACGGTTGCCCGGAGGTGCAAGCTTACGGTGAAGATATTCAATCTTCTCGCTCTTAGTTTCAAGTAGACCA